GTGTCTCTTGAAATTCCTCTGCTCCTGTTTCACAGCCTCGTTATAGATCTGCACGACCTGAGCATTGGATATATCTTCGCCATTCTGCACCATCTGGCTGATGGCTTTTGCGTGGGTGCTGACACCGGCAGATTCGTCCGCATTAGAAACGAAGTCTGCCATTTCCTTCAGACCATTCTTGCCGAGCTTGTTCTTTATGGCTGTACCGCCCTTATAACTGGACACCTCTGAGACACCGCCACCAAGACCACCAAGCACCGCACCGATAAGGAAGTCTCTTCCGGTCTCTGCTGCGGAGATCTTATGAGGATTACCTGTGGCTGTGGCGTAGATCGCATTGGCAACGAACGGATCAGCAATGTCTGCTGCGACTTCTTCAAGACCTTCGGTCAATGCGGATGTCAGATAGTTCGTTCCATGCCGGATCAGATTCTTCGTTCCCTCTTTGGCTGCCCTGCTTGCGAGTTTGTTCGCACCTTTGGCTGCCGCCTGCTGGATGATATCATCTCCCCAGCCTGCTCCAAACGTCTTGTTGAAGGCCTTACCTACCGAAAACATTTTTTCTGTTCCGGTCTCGATAGCACCTGTAGCAGCACCGTAGAGCATTGCCTGGTCATCCGATGCGCCTTCTTCCTTGGCCTGCAGATAACCGCCACCGTATGATCTTGCGAACATAGATCCAAGAGATCCCACAGGGCCTGAACCGGTGGCTGCACCGACCGCAGCATCTCCTGCCATTCCAAGAACAGCACCCTCGACATCGAGTGCGAACTGTCCTTTCCGTCCTAAACCTTTCTTGGCTTCTTCCTCGTTTTCACGAGCCTTTCCCTTGAGTCTCTCTGCCTGCTCATACAGTTCTGTCTTACGATTGCCCTGAATGTCCTGATAGACACCTTCTTTGGCTGAGTATCTTCTGTCATCGTCTGTCGAGATGGATGATGCAAGGCCGAGCAGATTCGCTCCGGTATCCTCTGCCGTAGATTTCGCCATGACAAGGCCTCTGCGGACACCTCTGCCTGGAGCAGTATCGAGAATTGTCTTGTCCTTGTTTCGCTCCTGGAACTCTCCGTATGTCTGTGCAGCAGGCTCTTTTATCTGATTGTCCTTTTTGATCTGTTCAAGTATCTTACTGCTCGAACCCTTTGCACCTACAGTCTCACCACGGAGTCTGTTCCTCGCAGCCTGAGACAGTCTGTCGTTGAGCACACTTTTCTTCTGCTCCGGCTGTCTGGTCAGTATTCCTGTTCCCTTTGTTCCACGGCCTTCATTACGTGCAGAAGAGACACGCTCTCCCACATCTTTCAATCTTGATGCGATAGGCTGCGTATCTCTTCGTTTGTTATTCTGCTGAGGATTGTTGCGTCTAAGACGTGAATTCTGAATAGAGTATGATCCACCCTGTGTACGATTCGTCATACTCTGAGATGAACCGCCACCGCCATTGTTTCTTCTGGCTGATGCGATCCTTCTGTTCAGAGTCTGCACGTCTCTTTTCGCCTGGTTTCTGACTTTGCTTGGCAATGACTTGTTACTGGCTGCGCTTTTTGCAACACCTTTAGCCGCCTGGTTAAAGGCCTCTGACAAGTTCCCCTTCTTTTTCTTCTTATCCTTTGCCATTTGTTTCCTCTCTTATTCTGTTGTGATTTTATTTCTTTTTCCCTTTGCTCTTGCTGGATGCTTTACCAGTAGCCTTCGCAAGAGAAACAGCACCCTTCTTGCCTGTAAGACTATTAAGTCCTTCAAGCACTTTGTTAACTGCGTACTTCTTTACATCAGGTGGTGTGTATCTATCTGATGAAGAACCGCCACCCGATCCATATCCGGACGAGTAATATCCACCGCCACCACGGGAGGACCTTCTCCGTCTGCCGCCTCGTCCTCCCTTACCGGCGGCTGACTTTTTTGATAAGTTGAATTCTTTCTGCCACTGTGAATCTGATACCTTATCTCTGTAGGATGTGTAGTTGTAGTTAGCAAGCCACTGCGAGTCTGCTACTCTGTCTCTGTATCTTCCGTACAGTGAATCGTCTCTTCCCTGCAGAGCATCCAATGCTGATATGTTCATGTTGTAGTTGTCGTAGTACCTCTGGTAAGCGTTCTGCTCCAGCTCTGGTATCATCGCTGCCAGTTTCTGATTGTAGTCATTTCTCTGCTGTTGTGCTGCCGTCACCGCATACGATGATCCATAACCGCCATTGAGTGCTGCCGCCTGCCCCATCGTATCATTGGCCGCCTGGATACCATTCTGATTGTAGATCTTGGCCAGTGCCTGGTATGATGCATCTTCCAGTGGATTATAGGCGAACTCCTGCCTGTTGGTTATCTGACCAAGCAGGCCGTTGATCTGACCTGTATACTGCGATGAGTACGCTGCCGGTGCTTTGTACTTTGGTGCTTTCGCTGCCATCCGTCATCTCTCCTTTCTTAGTCTTTTCGTCTGGCAGATAGATTCCGTAAGTACGCAAGAGATGGACGATCTTCATCTTCTTCGTCCTCTTCTTCCATCTCCATCTCCAGTTCTTCTTCCTCTTCTTCCTCTTCTTCCTCTTCTTCCTCTTCTCTTCTGAGTCTCTGTGCTCTCTTTCTCTTGGTATCATCATCTTCTTCGCTACGTTTTTTTCTTCTACGTCTTCTGTTGAGATATTCTGATGATATGCTTTTCTTGGTTTCTGCCATGCTTGAATCCTCCTGATCATGTTGGTTTGCTTCTTAAAATAGAATAAAAAAAGAAGGCGATGATTTCGCCCTCTTTGCTTTTGTCACCATTGTCCTCTTTGTGGTCTTTTGCCTCACATTTATTCTAGGGAATATGTCCATTCTCTGTTAGAACCGTAACCATACCTAACAGCAAAAACCTTTTTTTCAGTCTGGTCTATCACAAACACATCATATGCTGTTTCTTTTCCTGTTCCAAGATAATCCAACATTGTGTCACCTGTGCCTAAACCATCTAAACCAGATGTTGTTGTCGAAACATACAAGATGCCATTTATTGTATCAGAACCATCCTTGTGACTATGTCCATTTATGCAGATAATTATTCTTGAAGCATAACGCTCTAATACCTCTGCACAATCAATCCCATCCAAACCCATTTCAGATGGGAGATTTAGATTCAATTTTCTATGCGAGATGATAACCGCATTATATCCTGTTGGCATATTTGAAAGTGCTGTTTCTAAGAATATATTGACATCCGCAAGTGTATAACCTGTTCTTGGTATACTGTCAACAAATATATAACGCACAGAATGCATTTTACTATCTATATATGCATTGCATCCAATAGCCTCATAATAATCAAACAATCTCTCATTGATTGCACGTTTGAATGTTACATTATATAATTCAGCATTTGTGACCGATGAATTATTGTCGATGGCATCATGATTACCGACAATCGGAATAACAGGACATGACGAACCTATCATTTGATTGTTTACATTATTTACATCGTTTAAAATATCAATAACATCTGTCGATGAATAGGATGGTGCGTCACCCCCCAAACAATGAAAGTCAAACGGGATTTCATTGGAAAGCATTTTTAAAGTACGCAATCCATACAATACATTTTGCTCTTTATACTTATAGCTAGTATGCTGGTCTGTATTAAATCCAAACACAATCGGATTTCCTAACAACATTTTGCTTTGTAATTCTGAAAGCACTCTTTCATATTCCGCTTTTGCATAATCCGGAACATACTGATTGTTGTTAAATTTTGAATGATATTTAACATACGCAAATCTATACATTGTACGTCCGCAAGTCACTCTAAAATATTTGTCAGAATCTGCAAATGTATAGTTGATTTTCACCGGAGTGTTAATACCAGATCCAACCTCATAGTGGTTCAATACTCCATCACTTCCAAAAGTGGCAAGTATATATCTTGTTGATTCTTGCGAACTAACTAATTCGATAGAATCACCTGGCACACATCTATATATCGAGGAAATCCATATGGATGCGTTTTCAAACTGTACATCAGACGCTTGATACGGACTATATGTATATTGCGATGTTGGGTCAGTGGTTAATGTTCCGTATGAATCTTTTATTATATCTTTTGATATAAATTTATCCATCATTAAGGACATTTCTTTTTCTGAATGATCTGTTATTTCTTTACTGAATGTAATCGTAAAATTACTCGCTTCACTTGGTGAAATGTTTCCACTTGTTTTGGCAAATAAAATCCTAAAATATGGGAACATCAAGTCATAAGTTTTCGTTTTTTCAGAATCCCACCCAAAACTAAAATCTTCAGCAATACTATTGATGCTTTTATAAGCAACCACTCGAAAACGATATCCTGTTGGAGCTGTCACAGTTACTCTTGAGAACCCTTTTGTGTTTATCTTATTGACAGTAGTGAGCCTTGAATTGTTTGCAACGATTTCTTCTGTCGGAGACAGATCATAGTTCTTAAATTCCAAGCCAATGTCATCAGACGTTATCGCATACTTGTAGTTTGCAAAATCCTCATTGATATCATTAGTTAAATCAATTTTGTCATTAAGGTATTCTCCGGTGTATGCAGGCACTTCTATTGCAAGTGGCTGAATCAGAAAAGAGACTTCATTGGCCTCGCTAACGGCAAGAAAGCAAGTTACAGTGCTGTCCTGCGTTACAGTAAATCTGTCTCCGTTTCTATACCATGTAGTTGTTCCGTTTACACCTTTGAGGTATAGGTAGTAATTGCCTTCTGGACTAACATTCGACACAAACTCATAAGTTTTTCCCACCTTCGGTTTGAACGAGCCAAGAGACTTGTTGACAGTACCGCTCGGAGTTCCGCTAATCCTTGTTGTTCCATCTGTCTGCCGTGTTGCTGTCAACCCATTGAACGATGCGTTTGCGATTGTAGGATAAATGTAATCAACTGCAAACTCCTTTAAAAGATTTAAGTCGCATTTCAGATTGGAAATCTGCCCTCTTACTGCACCACCGGCACTTTGATATGTTTCCCCATCCGCACCAACACGTATGTCAAGTAGTTCTGCATTGCCACTTGTTGAGCCGCTAGGAAGTGATGCAAATGTATCCATTCTTGCATCAAGGACATCGATATCATTTTCTGCTGTGCTTACTCTCTCACTAAGGGCATTGACCACCGTCTTGTCTGCTTTCTCTGTTGCGAGGGAGTTGACTTCGGTCTTATCAGCCTTGTTAGTGTCAAGTGTATTTATCTGAGATTCAAGGTCGGTCTCTACTTGGTCTATCGACTGATCTATCCTATCCCAAACCTGTGAATTAAGTTTAGGTATAGTGACTTCTCCATCTTGTAATGTTGTCGTTACGTCCGGATGTTCATCAAGCCATACGCCTACAGCATCGCCGATGATCTCTTCAGCCTGTTCTGTCCACCACTCCAAGCTGTGTGCCTGGTCCGGAGTTGCCTGATAATTAGCTGGCTTCTTCCTCGACTTGATGCGGAATGTCGTTCTGCGCATCGTGTGGCCATCCTGTCCGTCTATGAGATACTCATATACGATAAGCTCTGTTGCTCGTCTCTGGAGCACTCTGTCAAGGATCGGGATGTAGTGTGTATCATCTACTTTGAAGACGTAGAAGTTTTCCATCATGGGTGTACCGTAGTGTACTTCACTTACACCGTCCGGAACGATAAGACCCTGCCCAACATCCCACTGCCACAGGAATTCTCTATCGTTCGCAAGTTTAATGGTATCTGTCATTGTTTTCACCTCTATTCTGTTCTGTGCCATCTGTTAACTACGATGTACGGCTGCATATTTTCGTGTGACATATCGCCACCTGTATTATTATTAACTGCTGTAGCATTAGCTGTGTGAATCTTTGATGTTGCTGCAGAGTTTGCTCCAACGCCCGATATGTTTCCACTCTGACAATAATCAGAACCGCTTCTCATTTCAGTGTTATTTTCGTTATATATACCAGGATGCGAATGTTGCTCCTGTACATGAGTATGTGATGGCATTTCTTCGATAGATAATGTAACTCTATCCTCACCGCCATCCGTAACATTTGTCAGTGCTCCGCTCACAACGTAATTCTCACCACTCGACACATGGACCTGTCCTTCTGTTTCAAGGATCCACACACCCAGGAATACACCATTAGGATTGAATTCTGTATTGGATGTCTCGTAGTACGAACCAACAGGATATATCGCTTCCAGCATAATGTCTTTGATCATGCCGACTATATCCTCGCTGTCACTACCAGATTCGTATGCTGCAGAGGAGATCTGTTCTACTGGTTTAATCGCTCTCTGTACCGAATCCATCAATGTACTTACCATGTTCTCAGGCTGTCCATTTCGATCAAACTCTAAGATCATACTCTGACACCCTCTTTCCGCATACTGCTCACTCTGAATTCACGAACCATGCTCTTGATCTTGCAGTAGCCTTTTCCCTCGATCTTGATGGAGAAGCAATCGCATCTGACCGGAGTTACGAACACTTCCTCGATTCTATCTGTTTCAGAAATGACATGCGCAACTTCTTCCCATACGCCTTCGCTGGCAGAAATATATACCTTGAACTCAGATCCTTCCGGCATCTTGTACCGAATCTTTATGCGTGAGTAGATTTTCTTATCTTCCAGGTATTCGTCATAAGGGCCAAGCATTGCCATCCACTCTATTGAGTTGTCTCCGGTATCATCATCTGCGACGATCTGTATCAGATCTGTCTGTCCGTCCGCAGCGCATATCAGGCTTCCGTTGATGTATGTGTAGCAAGTAGCCTTGAGATCATCCTGTTTATGCCACTCATTGTACTCAGTATCGTATACCATCAGCACGTGATCTCCGGTCTTGACCTCTTCCATGCATGCATAGTATCGTCTGCCATCCGTACCGGCAACCACGTTTTTATACTTCGTGTTACCGAATTGTGATGATATGAGCTGCGGATACCCACCACTGTAGGCCATGATACCTACCCTGCTCTTGTAGAAGATCGAATCGTTCATGAATGCGAGAGACCTCTGCGATCCCTTTTCTACGCCGTTACATATCGCTGTGACGATCTGATACTCTGCCGGATATGATCCGTAGACTTTGTGGATGCAATCTTCCTTGAAGAAGCACAGATGCGTACTGTACGGAGCAAGACCAGTCCACTCACCATCAGAACCTTGTTCTGCATAATAGGAATCTAAAGCGGTATTCTGGAAGTATCCCCAATTCGTGGGATCGCCCAGCTTACATGCGTAGATGGTGTTGTCCTCATTGGATACACCCCAAAGCCTGTTATTGTGCTCCATAACGTAATCAAGGTTTGGAGACGATCTATCGATATCCAATGTCACATACTGGATAGTTACATCATCGAATTGCTCACCATACTGATCCGTAAACGCATTGTCACTGATCGTCAGCTTGTTGCCATTGATGTCAGATATGATACCTGACACCGGCTGCACAATCCTCGTCTGAGTCTCGTTGGAGTCGAAGTCCTCGCTATAGGACACCATGTCTGCCTTAGGAAAGTAAAACGAGAAGTAGATACTCTGTTCAGAAGATACTGCATTATAGACAACCTTGATATATGGGCCTATTGCTGTGTCCGGTGTGAAACCATCAGGAGTATCGATAAAATCCGATATCTCTTCTTCAGTCTCATAAACCTGTCTGATACGGCTTTCGCTGACTGCTTTTTTATACGCCAACGCTTCGCTATTCCCCTCGCTGACAGGTCCGCAATCCTCTGCCAAGACCGTGAACTGGCTGTATCCTTCAGCAAGATTCGTAAATACCGCATCTCGCTCGGTTTCTGTGGCATATGTTCCCATATACAAAGGTGACATCTCCACGTACTTCTCGCCCTGCTTCTGGATGAGCATGAACACGACATCGTATTTAGTCGTACCATTGTCATCATGTGTTCCCTTGACTCTCAAGACCGAAGGTGCATCGTTGCTGATGTTGATGTTCACCGCATCGCCAACCTTAAACTGTGCCAGCAGGTCGGCAAGATCATCAGAAAGCACAAGCGTAGAGGATGCGTAGTTCATGTCTGTGTTTCCGGTTATGGTAACCGTACCGACATCGTCATGGATATTTGCATCTATGTTTCCTACTCTGCTTTCAGATGGTTCTTTGACAAGACGGAAAAACTTCTTATCGGGGAAGAAACAGATCTTCGTATTGATAGCCACCATCTGACAATTATCAGACAGTCCTTCGATATACTTCACTCCGTTATACCAGAAGTTTCCGGCATTATCGATGACCGCAAGGCCTTGCCTCTGTGTTACCACGTCACTGTTATCATCTCTGAAATGCGATTTTGCAAGCATCTGCCGGATACCGCCAACGTATGGCGATTCCTGGCTGAATTCCTGCTGGTACTCAGATCGCTCCGGTCTCTGATAGATGGACGGATACTCATCCGCACAGAGATTCTTCATATCTCGCATCTCGCCATCATCGATGTCACCACGAGCATTGTAGCCTTTGAACTCTATCACACGCTCTGTTGTCTTATTGAATGTGTATTTAGGCTCTTGAAGCATACTATCACCACCTAAAATATGTTGCTGAAATTCTTCGGCCACGACTTCGCATCAAACAATCCATTTCTGTATGCATACGCCTTAGCCTCTGTGTAATCGCTGTTGAACTGTGCCTGGTAGTTCGCATAGGATTCAAAGTCCTGGTTAACGAAATCGATCTTCGCCTTGATCCATGACAAATAAAAATCTGCATAAGGCTCAGGGATCAGCAGATCCGCATCCTCGTTTTCACTATAGACCACACGTTCCTCTTCCGGAATGTTCAATGCTCCCTGCATCTTGCTTTCGACCTCATTGAGCCACCGAATGATCGTTCCGTCTGTATTCTGAGACGGCTTTTCTTCTCGAACTATCTTGAGCACATCTGAAACTTTCATATGTGTCAGTCTCCTTTCGATAATAATAAAGGCGAACAGCATATGAGCCATTCGCCTTTCGCATCATTGACTAATCATCTGCCTGTGGCTTGTCAATGCTGTCCATGTAGTCTGCTGCAAGACCTCTCTGGATGTCCGAATTCATAAGAACAAGGGCAACCTTCTTAGGCACTTCAACTTCTACGCCTCGTTTGATGTTCCAGTTGCGACCATTGATCCCAACGTATACATCATCCTTGTACTTGTCATAGTCCTTGAACAGTCTTATCTTGACAAGCTGTTCGTTTTCCTCGATCTCCTTGAGGATCTCTGGCGGCACAGGATCTGGAGCATTTTCCTCTTCGATCTCTGCCATGACTTCAGCTTTGATCGCTGCCTTGAGT